AAGAAGAATCCGGTTCTCCTTTTCGCGCATGACGCCGCTCAGCCGCCAGTCGCGAAAGCAATCGATATCCGGCTCGAAGAAAAGAATCATGTCTTCGATATTCAGTTTCCGAAGGCCGGCGATTATCCGTTTGCGGATACGCTTTATAAACTTTACGAGGGCGGATTTATGTCGGCGTCTTCGGTCCGCTTCATTCCGAAAGAATGGGAAGACGGGAACGGTCAGCCGGCGGCTGACGGGAAACCGGCGCCGCTTCGGACGTATAAGCGCCAGGAGCTAGTCGAGCTTTCCCTTGTGCCGGTTCCGGCGAATCCGGCCGCGCTCATCACGAGCCGGTCATTCATGAAGGCATGGCAGAAGAACGCGATCACCGGCCAGGAATGGGATCAGCTTATCGAAGCGATTAAGTCGCTTACTTTGCAGAAATCAGGCGAGGGCGACGATCCGCCGTCGGAGCCGGCCGGGGATCCGGATCCGGAACAGAAGCCGGACGAGATCAAAGCGGCCCTGAAAGAGATCTCGGACCGGCTCGACGCTTTCGAGCTTGCCTTCAATGAACGGCTTGAGCTTATCGACGAGAAAGTCAATCAGTTATCAGAAAAAGCTTTACCTTCCGAAGACGATTACATTTCGGACATCATCCGGGGCTATCGGGAAGAACAGTCTTCCCCGAAAGGTAGCGCAGAGGATGAAGGGGCCGTTATGTCCGCTTTGGAAGAAATCAAAAAGGAGAAAAAGAAACAATGACGAAAACAGAAGAACTTAAAGGAGTAATTAAGGAAGTCTTCTCGGAGGAAATCAAAGCTTCCGAAAAGCGGGCTGAGGAACGGGAACAGGCCTGGCAGAAGACTTTCGAGGAACAGTCCGCGAAGGATCGCGACGCGATCGTGAAACGGATCGAAGCGATCGAATCGACGCCGGTCGTCAAAAGCCGTCTTTCGATCCCCGGGAAACCCGGCAAGTCGAAAGACATTTATCTCGGCTTTCGCCTTGATAAACAGCTGAGCGATATCTTTACCGGTCAGCGGTGCGCCGGCGCTCGGGATCTGCTCGCGAATCCGAAGCTCTTTCCGATGATGGCAGATGAAGCGAAGCGCGAGGAATACGCGAAGCATCTGATCATGATTGTCAGAGCCGCGAAGGGCGATCACCAGGCGAATAAGGATTATCAGGAATGGGTCCAGAAGGCAGACATGGCCGAAGGAACCGGCTCTTATGGCGGTTATCTCGTTCCGGAAGAATACTCCGATGAGATCCTGGCCTTTCAGCGCTTGCGTTCTTTTGCGCTTCAGGACTGCCGGATCTGGCCTATGTCTTCGGATACGCGGCGCGTCCCGGTCGAGAACACTTCCGTTTCGACAAGTTGGAAGTCGGAAGGTACGGCCGCCGGCGCGAGTAATCCGACGTTCGCTGAAGCCGAGCTTGCCGCAAAGAAGCTGACGGCATACTCGACCGCTTCGAACGAGCTTCTACAGGATTCGATGATTGATATCGTGTCCTATTTGACGGAGCTTTTCGCGGAAGCGTCCGGTCAGGAGCTTGACAATCAAGTCCTGAACGGAACCGGGGACCCGGTTAGCGGTCTTCTGACAGCCGCTTGCGGGTATTCGGTCGTTATGGCGTCCGGCTTGACGAATTTCTCAAGCGTTACCGGCGATAACCTTCTGGATCTGATTGATAAGATCCCGATGGAAGCCGAGGACGGCGCAAAGTTTTATATGCATAAAAAGACGCTGACTTTCGTCCGGAAGCTGAAGGACAGCCAGAATCAGTATCTTTTTGCGCCGATTGCCGGCGGCCTTCCTGCGGATATTTGGGGATATCCTTATGTCCGCACAAACAAGGGGCCGACGACGAGCGCTGCATCGACGGCGTTTATTCTGTTCGGTAATCTGCGTTACTTCCTTTTGGGGCGGCGTCTAGGAACTATGACGCTTGATCTTGATCCTTTTGGGAAGTTCCTTGAAAACCAGACACGCTTTCGGCTCGTTCAGCGCTGGGCGCTCAAGGTCGGGAAATCGACGGCCTTCGCCCGGCTCGTTACGGCCGCAAGTTAAGCTTTATCTCCTAGAGGGAAGGGCGGTTCGGGATCCCTGCGGTGCCTCCCGGGCCGTCCTTCCCCGAAAGGGGAGGACATGAAAACGGCTTTGATAATTCCGCATTATTACAAAGAGCGAAGGGCGAACGTCTCGAAGATCGTTCATTCGGTCAAAGAATGGGTTACGAAACCCGACGAGATAATTGTCTTCAATAATGATCCGCATAGTGTTCTTCAGATTATGGGCGCGACTGTTATCAATGCCGGCCGGAATTTCGGCTCGATGGCGCGTTATGCCGCTGGCCTGATTTCGGGCGTGGAAATCTGCGTCTTTCAGGACGACGATCTTCTTCTCGGGACCGCCGCTTTTTTTCATCTTACGGAAACGGTTCAGAAATATCCTTTGGCTATTGTGGGAATGCTCGGAAGCGATTTTGAGCCTGGGAAGACTTACCGGGAGAAAAAGAACGTTCGGACGAACAGCAACGAAGCAGACTGCAATTTTGTTTTAGGGCGTGTCTCGGCTATGAGCCGCGAAGTCCTGGCGGACGTCTTCCCTTTCATTATGCGCCGTCCTGAGCTTGTCGCGGCCGTCTGTAATCATGAAGATATTCCGGCCTCTTTGAGCCGGGGCGAAGTCAAAAACAAAGTCATCCCTATCGATTTTAAAGAACTGGATCCGGCCGGCGTCGGCCTGGAAAAGAAACCGGCACATTACGAACTGCGGGACAAAATATTGAAGGCTTATATGGAGTTATGAAACACGCGATCGCTTCGATCTCATATAACCGGCCGGAAATGTTAAAGCTGAGCCTGGAATATATCGCTAAGCTTCACGGCATAGAAAAAGCTGACCGCTTCGTCTTTCATGATGGGCCGGAGCCGTTTGATTTCCTTTCCGAATTCAATCTGAAAGAAGTCGTTACGCGGTCTGTCCGCGCCGGTCTTTCGAAGAATATCCTTCTTGCTCTAAAGCGTCTTTTTGAAAAGGACGGGTATGATCTCGTTACGATCATTGAAGATGATTTTCTTCTTTCCTTTGATTTCCTGGATTTTACGCTTGCCGCGCACGTTCACAAGACGAGCTTTAACGATGCTTTTACGATCTCCGGCTTTTCGAATACGAAGGGCGATTTCGGACCGGAAGCGGCTTCATGGATCACCTTGACGGATTGGTATTTTACAGGCGGCGTTACTTTTGACCGGAAAGATTACGCGCTTATTGAGCCGCATATCTCGGACGCTTTCTTTGACGACCGCTATTATTATCTTAAGACGCGGATCCGGCCGATCGTGGAGAAAGGCCATCCGAAATATTGCGCTTGGCAGTTTGAGGGCGGCGAGCCGCGCCATCCGGAGCAGGCCGGTCTTATCAATGATCTTCGGGCGGCGCGCGGCTTGAAGCAGATGACGCCGATCGTTTCCCGCTGTCAGAATATCGGCTATTACGGGTTCCATCAGATCATGAAAAAGCCGGACGGCTCGGACGTTCGGGATCCTGAGAACTGGAAGCGTCAGGCTTACTATAACCCGACATGGAAGGAATCGCACGAATGGGATTGTCTTTCCGTAATCGATTCAGATCAGAAGAACTTTGAAGCTTTAAGGGACATAACGCCCAGGTAATCGCTTATGTGGAACGGTTCTAAAAAAGTTTTAGTTGTCTGTCTTTCGTGCCGGAAGAAAAAAGTTATGACGGCCGGCGAAGCGGAAAAATTCACAAAATGCGAATGCGGATCAAGCGCGCGTTCGGTAGCTGACCTGGATCAAACGAAATGAAAATCTACTGGGCTTCTGATTACGATAATGTCGGGAATGCTTACGGATATACGCGGCATAATTCGCTTATGCGCGAGTATACGTCCAGGCTTGCGGACCTTTCCGAAGATGCGGATATTGCTTTAACGATTCTTTCGGCTGACAAATATAAGCCGGTCCTTGGGAAGTATAATATCCTTTTTACGATGTTCGAGGCCTTGGATCTTCCCGATTCTTACGTTGACGGCTGTCGAAGAGCTGACGAGTTGATAGTCCCCTGCCGGTTCTGCCGCGATCTGTTTAAGCGTTACCTTCCCGGGAAAAAGATTTCCGTTTGTTGGGAAGGCGTCGAAGGCGAGAAATTCACTTTCAAGGAAAGAGCCTTTACGCCAGGGGTTGGCGAAAAGTTCCGGATCCTTTGGGTCGGCGCGCCGAATCCCCGAAAGGGATACGGGACTATGATTCAGATTGCGGACGCTCTGGCGAATCATCCGGAATTTGAGATCTATCTTAAGACTTCGACGCCGAAAGTTGACTATGAAAGTCTGAAGGACAAACTCACAAAAGAGGAAATCGAAGCTGTCCGCCAGGAAATCCGGGGCTATGAGCGAGTAAATAAAATCAAAGAGGGCGAAATCAAGACGCTTTCCGATCTTCTTATTACGAAAGGAAACGTCGTTTTTGATTCTAGGAACTTGAGCCTTCCGGACCTTATTGATCTTTATCATTCCGCGCATTGTTTTGTATTCCCGACAGTTGGCGAGGGTTGGGGGCTTACGCTTTGCGAGGCCATGACGACCGGCCTTCCTTGTGTCTCCCCCGTTCATACCGGCGTCAGTGAATTTTTTAGCGAGGACGTCGGTTTCACTGTCCGACATAAGATTTCGGAGCCGGTTGATCTTCCGGCGTATGACATGAAGGCGCGTTTTCATTTGCCGTATACGGAAGACGTCCTCGGCCGGATCCTTCAAATTTACAATAATTACGCGCTCGCGAAACGCAAGGCCGCGCGCGGCGCGCGTCTTATCCGCGAGAAATTTACCTGGAATCAGGCGGCGCGCCGGCTCGTCGAGATCTGCGAGAAAGCGCAAAGCCGGGCTAACTATCTTTCTATGGTGGCTTAAATGGTGACGCAGTCTTCGAAAAGCTTTGTCTCTTTGGATGAAGTAAAAGACTTTCTTAATATCTCAGACACGAATAGCGATAGCATTCTCGGAAGTCTGATAGCCGGCGTTTCGGCTCAAATATGCCTTGATTGCAATCGCTCTTTTGAATACGGAACTTATACGGATTACATTGACGGCGACCATGATAAGAAGTTTCTCTTTTTGAAGGAATATCCCGTCGCTTCGATAACGTCAATTCATGATGATATCGATCGGGATTACGGAAGCGACGCTTTGATCGATTCAGAAGATTACGCTTTCGATCCGGAAAGCGGGACGGTCAAGCTTGAAGCGGCCGTCGCGCGCGGGATAAGGAACGTTAAGGTTATTTATGTCGCCGGTTATGATCCGATGCCGGACGATCTTAAATATGCCTGTTTGGCAAAAGTCGCCGCTCGCTTCCTGGCGTCCAGGACGCAAGTCAGCACGCGCGAGGGCATGGATCTCGTAAAGAAGCGCATTGAGGAACTGGAAAAGGATTATTCCAGGATCATCGAAAAGTATCGGAGGCCGGCCGGTTATGGCTGACGCGAAAGTCGTTCTGAAGAACGATAAACAGATCATGAACGCGATCAAGCGTTTAGGCGATCGCCTTCCCGATGCCGCCTTTAAGGCTATGCGGCTCGGAAGCTTTTTGATTCAAGGGCATATCCAGGAACGAAAGCTTTCCGGCCAGGTGTTGAGGGTCCGGACCGGCCGTTTGAGAAGTAGCGTAACGAATAAAGTAAAGCGGATCGGGAAGACGTCCGTCGTCGGCGTGATCGGGACGAATGTCGTTTATGCCCGGGCTCATGAGTTCGGAGTCCCGGAAAGAGGCCTTCGGGCGCGTCCGTATCTGCGGCCGGCATTTCGGGAGAGTCAGGCAAAAGTCAAAGAGTTGTTTCGAAGGACGCTGTCCGATTTCGCGAAAGGAACAGTCCGGGGCGCGGGATGAATATCGTCGACATTAAAGATTACATCGTTGAGCTTCTGGAAGACGATTCGGATCTATCGGATACGATCGGCGTAAAGAAAGTTTATGAAGGCGATCGTCAGAACGTTCCGACGGATAACTATCCGGCGATCTTTGTCGAGATCTTGGAGAATGACGAGATCCGGAACGATGCAAACACGAATGTCCGGCTCGCCGCGACTTTTGCGATCGGGTGCTATAAGAAAATCGAGGACGTCGACAGTCAGTTGACGGACATTATGAATTTTGAGAAATACGCAAAGAAGGCGCTTTCTCAGGATGTGAAGCTTGGCGGGAATTCGATTGACGTTAGTTTCGGAAAGACTTTTTACGATAACGATTTTTGGCCGCTTCGCGGCGCGGTGATTACCTTTAACGTTTTATATCAACAGAGCTTCACGGCTCGAACATAGGAGAATTGAAAAATGCCTGGACTGCTTTCAAGGAAAACTGTTTTGTTAGCAAAAATCGAAGCGGAATATAAATCGGATCCGAGCCCGGCAGTATCGGCGAACGAGATCGAGATCTTCAGCCTGGAAGGGCCGAAAGTTTCATCGACGCCGATCGAGCGGACGCCGCTTCGGAATTCGATTTCCCCGCAAGCGATCAAAAAGAGCCTGAAATATATGGAGGTTTCTTTTACGACTGAGTTAAAGGGGTCCGGGACGCGCGGGACAGCCGGCCGGCTGAGTCCTCTTTTCAGAGCTTGCGGAATGGCAGAAACGGCAAGCGCCGGCTCAAGTGTCGTTTATCTTCCTACATCTACGCTTGAATCATGCACTCTGTATATTTACCGGGACGGTCTTCTTTTCAAGATCCTGGGAGCCGTCGGCACTTTCGAGATCACGGCAGAGGCCGGAAAGATTCCTATGGTGAAATGGACCTTCCGGGGAACGTACACGGTCCCCGAGGACGAAGATCTTCCTTCGGCGACCTATGAGGCTACGATCGGCGTCCCGATGGAAGACACTTCGACCGGAATATCCGGCCTTGAGGGGCTCGTCAGAAGTTATTCGCTCAACATAGCGGCTCAGATCGCGGACAGGCCGAGCTTAAACGTCGCCGGCGCTATGTATGGAATGCGGATCGGGAGCCGGAAGCCGGCCGGGAAGATCCTTCTCGAAGCTGAGCTTGAAGCGACGGAACCTTTCTGGACCGAGTGGGCCGCTGATACGATGATAACTTTCACTTCGACGATCGGGACGACTGAGG